TCTAAAATATAAAGTAACAGCAGATGATGTTACCAGATTAACTAAAAATAAATCTTATAATGTTGATGAAAAAGGCACAGTTGCCGAAAACATTGAATTAGAAGAAGGTACAAATACACAGGAAGAAGGTGCAGGAGATTTACTTTTAGAAACTGGTTTTTCTGTGCTTACGGAAGAGTCAACACTTGTAAGAACTGCATACGAAGAAAATCAAAACTACTTAGTTATTCCAGATGCTGTAATAAGTATAATAAATGTATTTCCATTATCTGACAGAGCAAACTTAAATATGTTTGATGTTAGATATCAACTAAGATTAAATGACTTGTATGATTTTTCTTCTACAAGTATTATGCATTATCAAATGACAATGCAACACCTAGATTTTTTAGATCACATATTGGTAGGAGAAAAACCAATAAGATTTAATCAACTATCAAATAGATTATACATTGATCAAGATTGGTCAAATGATATAACTGCTGGTGAATATTTAATTATAGAATGTTATCGTAAATTAGATCCAACTACACATACAGATATTTTTGATGACATTTATTTAAAAAGATATGCTGTTGCTTTAATTAAAAGACAATGGGGACAAAATCTTTCAAAATTTTCAGGTACTGCTATGCTTGGTGGTGTCACGCTAAACGGACCTGAATTGTTTTCTACTGCTATTCAAGAGCAACAAAAATTAGAAGAAGAAATTAGAACTAACTACGAAGAACCACCACATATGCAACAAGGATAATTGAATGCCAACTAATGTCTATTTTGACACTGGCACAACTTCTGAGCAAAGATTATACGAAGATTTAATAATCGAACAGCTTAAGATTTATGGTCAAGATGTCTATTACTTACCAAGAAAAATTGCGAATAAGGATACTATCTTTGGAGAAGATCCTGCTTCGTCTTTTGATGACTCATATATTATTGAAATGTATGTTAATAATGTTGATGGGTTTATGGGTGAGCAAGAAATTATTAAAAAGTTTGGTCTAGAATTAAGAGATGATATTAAGTTTACTGTTTCTAAATTGAGATGGGAAAGATTAGTAGGTAGTAATTCAGACTTAACAGTTGATAGACCACAAGAAGGTGATCTAGTTTATTTCCCTACTACAAACGCATTTTTTGAAATACAATTTGTTGAACACGAGCAACCGTTCTATCAACAAAGTGCATTACCTGTTTATAATTTATCTTGTACTAAATGGGAATATGCTTCTGAAAGAGTTGATACAGGTATTGTTACCATTGATAGTGTCGAGGATGCTCTATCTACTGATACAATGAACTTCCAGTTTAGTTTAGAAACTGCTACTGATGGTGGTACTGGTGCTCTTTTACTTGAAAGTAGTATTGGTGCAATTAATTATATAATCAATGAGGACTTTACAATGTCAGAGCAACAACCTGCAGATCAAGGGTTGGCTTTTGAAACTGAAGCAGGTACAACAACATCATCAACTGCCGATGATATATTAGATTTCAGCGAAAGAAATCCATTTGGAGAGGTTGACGATTACTAATGTTTGGACAACACTTTTACCATAAACAAATTCGTAATACTGTAATTGCATTTGGTACAATATTTAATAATATTAATATCAAGCGTACGGATTCTAGCGGAAATCCTTTACAGACAATTAGGGTGCCATTGTCATATGCACCAAAAGAAAAATTCTTGGCAAGACTAGATCAACAAGCAAGTTTAACTGGAGACGATTCAAGCGTTGCTATCACTCTACCTCGTATGTCTTTTGACATAACTGGTTACTCTTATGATCCTACTCGTAAATTAAATAAAAATCAAAAACTTAGTAATGTGACCACAAATTCAGATACAACAAAGTTAAATACACAATATTCACCTGTGCCTTATGATGTTAGTATATCTTTAAATGTATTTACTGCTAATTCAGATGATGGTTTACAAATTGTAGAACAAATACTTCCATATTTTCAACCTGATTATACTGTAACCATTATTGAGGATGCTACATATATGGATACAAAAAGAGATATACCTTTTATATTAAATAATGTAGATTATGATGATAGTTATTCTGGTGATCTTACAACAAATAGAAGAATTATTTACACACTAAACTTTACAGCAAAAATATATTTGTATGGTCCTATTAGTACCTCTGCAATTGTTAAAAAAGTATCAGCAGATTTATATACAAATGCACAATCAGAAAGTCCTTCTCGAAGTGAGAGAGTTACGGTACAACCAAATCCAACAAGTGCTGATAAAGATGATACATATACATATACGACAACTCTTGATTTCTTTGATGATGGTAAAAATTATGATGAATCAACTGGTAGTGATAAATAAGAAAGTTTAAAATGAGTACAATTGATGATAAATTAAATGAAGTATTAGGTATAGCAGAAGAAGTAATAGAAGAAAAAAAAGAAGTTGTGGTTACGCCTACTGCTGTTCCTGCAAATACTGATCCAGATGTTGACTTTGAAACTGGTAGAGAAAATCTTTATAAGTTACTTGAAAAAGGTAATGAAGCAATTGATGGTATTCTTAATCTTGCAAAAGAAGGAGAACATCCGAGAGCATACGAAGTTGCAGGACAATTAATTAAAACTGTAAGTGAAGTATCGCAAGACTTATTAGGTTTACAAGAAAAAATGAAAAAGATTAAAGATGTTCCTAATAATGCACCGAAAAATGTAACCAATGCATTGTTTGTAGGATCTACAACTGAATTAACAAAAATTTTAAAGAAAGATAAAAAATAGTATGGCAAAGATGGCGAAAAATCATGGTATAAACACAGGTCACACACCAACAAGAAAAGGAACTTCTCAAGGTCGTAAACCAATAACAAGTAGTATGAATAAAAGTAAAAAGAGATCATTCAAAGCGTATCGTGGTCAAGGAAGATAAATGAAAACATTTAAAGAATTTGTAGTTAATAATCCAATCAGAATTATAATGTTGGGTGGACCAGGTTCTGGTAAATCTACTTATTCAAAATATATAACTAAACATTTTGGTATACCACACTTATATACAGGTGATATGATGAGAGCATTATCGAAAAAAGATACACCAGAGGGTAGAAAAGTTAAGGCAGCTTTAGACTCTGGTAAATATGTAGATACAAAAATTGTAATGAATGCCGTAATAGACAGACTTAAAAATCCTGATACAATGCGTGGATATGTTTTTGATGGATTTCCTAGAAATATGGAACAAGTTAGAGCAATGGAAGAAAATGAAATCAAAGCAGATCATATAGTTAATTTAAATGTATCAGAGGATGAAGTAATTAAAAGATTAACTGCAAGAGGAAGAGCAGACGATAAACCAGATATCATTCGTCAAAGACTTGCAACACACGAAAAAGAAACTGGTCCTGTAATTAAACATTATGAAGATAAACTTATTAATATAAAGGCAGAAGATAAAACACCAGAAGAAATCGCAGATGATATTATAAAAAAAGTAGAAAGTAGAAGTTAATGGATTTTTTTAGAAAAGGACTTGAAGATGTAATAACACTTCCACCTCCACCTGTTGATGATTTAAAAGAAGCATATGAGGTAGAAGAAATAATTAGAGTGAGAACTCCAGAACAGGTACAGTCTGTTAGAGACCATGATAGAGTTCCTTTTTATGCTATTCAAAAAGTTTGTGATAAATATGGATTAAAGTTTCACCCACAAGAGTTTAAAGATATTATATATCAACAAACAGATGTTATAAATCATTTTAAAAAACATTTTAATAGACCTAGACCCATTGAAGTTTTACCTAGTCTCAATACTTTACCTAGTGAAACAAATAAAACTAGGTCTTATCCTAGTGGTCATGCTTGTCAATCAGTTGTTGTCGCTAGATATGTTGCGGGTAAAGTACCAAAATTAGAAAAAGAATTAATGAAAGCAGCTTACGAATGTGGTTATGGAAGAGTTATTGCAGGATTTCATTATCTTTCAGACTTTGAAGCAGGTAATCTACTTGGTGAAAAATTATATGTATTAATGAATAAAATGGATTATGGACAAGAAGTAAATGAAGATAAAATATCCTTTAAAGACTTCTTAAAAAATTAAATGGCAAAAACGGAACAATACTTAGGTAATCCAAATCTAAAAAAAGCACATTCTAAAACTCGATTTACAAAAAAACAAGTTGAAGAAGTTGTTAAATGTTTAGATGATCCTGAATACTTTATAGAAAACTATTTAAAGATTGTAACCATTGATAAAGGTCTTGTACCTTTTGAGATGTATAACTTTCAAAAAGAAATGGTGAAAACTTTTCACAATAACCGTTTCTCTATTTGTAAGTTACCAAGACAAAGCGGAAAATCGACAATCATTGTCTCCTACCTCTTACATTATGTTTTATTTAATGACAATGTTAATGTTGCAATCCTTGCTAACAAATCTTCTACTGCAAGAGATTTATTAGGAAGATTGCAACTTTCATTTGAATATCTACCTAAATGGTTACAACAAGGCGTACTTAACTGGAACAAAGGTTCTTTAGAATTAGAGAACGGAAGTAAAATTATAGCGGCGTCAACTTCTTCAAGTGCTGTTCGTGGTAGTACATTTAACATTATCTTTCTAGATGAGTTTGCTTATGTGCCAAATAATATCGCCGAAGAATTTTTTAGTTCAGTTTATCCTACAATATCTTCTGGTCAATCATCTAAAGTTATGATTGTTTCTACACCACACGGAATGAATATGTTTTATAAGATGTGGATAGATGCTCAAAATAAAAGAAATGATTATGTTCCGATTGAAGTACATTGGTCTGAAGTTCCTGGTAGAGATGAAGAATGGAAAGAACAGACAATACGAAATACAAGTTTAGAGCAGTTTCAAACTGAATTTGAGTGTGAATTTTTAGGTAGTGTTGATACTCTTATCAATGCAAGTAAAATAAAAACTATGGCAGTTATTGATCCTGCAATTAAAAGTTTAAATGGCACTTTAGATGTTTACGAAAAACCAATCAAAGGTAATATCTATGTAATGACAGTTGATGTATCAAGAGGTATCGGAAATGATGCTTCAGCATTTGTAGTTATTGACGCTACGAAAGCACCATATCGAATTGTTGCAAAGTATAGAGATAATGAGATTAAACCTTTACTCTTTCCAAGTGTTATGAAGAAAGTAGGTGACGCATACAATCAAGCGTTTATATTGATTGAGATAAATGATTTAGGTCAACAAGTCGCAGACGCTATGCAATTTGAATTAGAATATGATAATCTACTTATGGTTACGCAAAGAGGAAGATCAGGTCAAGTATTAGGTGGAGGATTTAGTGGTAGAGGTAGTCAGTTAGGACTAAGAATGACTAAAGGTACTAAAAAAATCGGAACTTCTAATCTGAAAAGTTTAATTGAGGGCGATAAACTGATAATTCAGGACTTTGATATAATTGCGGAACTTTCTACCTTTATCTCTCGTGGAAAATCTTTTGAAGCAGAAAGTGGTGCTTCAGACGATCTTGTAATGTGTTTAGTGATATTTTCGTGGTTGGCGAATCAACGATATTTTAAAGAATTAACCGATGTAGATGTTCGAGGACAGATGTTTACTGATCAAAAAAATGCGATAGAAGCAGACATGGCGCCGTTTGGATTTATAGATGACGGATTAAACGACCCAGAAGGTAATAATAACTCGTTTTATGATGATTCTGGAGAACTTTGGACTCCTGTTTCATATCATAAAGGGGAATAGTGTAGTTTTGGTATCATATAAATATCTACAAAGGGTTATAACTAACAAACTTAATATTAAGGAGAACTAAAATATGGCTTTTCAAGTATCACCAGGTGTTCTCGTAACGGAAAAAGACTTAACGAATATTATTCCTGCTGTTTCAACAACAAGCGGTGCAATAGTAATCACGGCAGAAAAAGGTCCAGTTGATGAAATTACAACAATTTCATCTGAAAAAGAATTGGCCGATAACTTTGGTAAACCAAACAACAATAATTTTGAAGAATGGTTCACCGCTGCTAACTTTTTGGGATACGGAAACAATCTGAAGGTAGTAAGACCAATCACAGGATTAGTAAATGCTGTGTCAACTGGTACTGCTGTCTTGATTAAGAATACAACTGATTATCTGGATACTTATTATTCAACATCAGGTGCAGGACAAATAACTAATATAGGAACTTGGGCTGCAAGAGAGGCAGGAACACTAGGAAACAGTTTAAAAATTTCACTATGTTCTAACTCAACTGCTTTTGGACCACACTCACAAAGTGGTACTTTAGTAAATGACAACGCTGCTGCTATCGGAGATACAACAATCACTATGGATGATGGATCTCTATTTCAAGTAGGTGATATACTAGAGTTTGGAGACGCAACTAGTGTGCCTTCAGCTTCAGGTGCACCTTCTGGATTCTATTACAAAGTAACTGCAATATCAACTCATGTATTAACAATCGCAAGATTTAATTCTGCTACTGGTAAAACAGAAACAGGCGGATTAAGACATGCTATTGCTGATGACGCAAAAGTTCTAAGACATTGGGAATATTACTTTCAATTTTCTGGACCACCAACAACAACTGATGATACATTAGCTGCTGGCGGTTCAAATGATGAAATGCATATTGTCGTTGTTGACGAAGATGGTACAATTACAGGAAACGCAGGAGAAATACTAGAAACTTTTGAAGGAGTTTCACAGGCTTTTGACGCTAAAAATTCTACTGGCGCAAGTAATTATTATCCACAAGTAATCTATCAACAATCAAATTTTATCTATTGGATAGACCACATCTCAACTTTATCAGATGGTGTGACTAAAGTAGGTACAACTTTTGATAATACAGTTGGTGACGCTTTTGTAGTATCTAACACTTCACTCACTGGTGGAACAGATGATTATGTTGCTACTAATGGTGAAATTGCTACTGCATACGAAAAATTTAACGATACAGACAATGTAGATATATCACTTCTAATGTGTGGTCCATCTAACACCAGTGCTGACGCTACTGGCGACACAAAAGCAACTGCTGTTATGGATATCGCAACTGCAAGAAAAGATTGTGTTGCATTTATTTCACCTGCGAGAGCAGATGTTGTTGGTGTTTCAAACGCAATTACACAAACTCAAAATGTAGTAGGATTTGCTGATGGTTTACCATCAACAAGTTATGCTGTTATTGATAGTGGTTACAAATATATGTACGACAAGTACAATGATGTTTACAGATTTGTACCTCTTAACGGAGATACTGCTGGACTTTGTGCTAGAACTGATAGTATTGCTGACGCATGGTTTTCACCAGGCGGATTCAATAGAGGTCAAGTAAGAGGTGCTGTTAAATTAGCATTCAATCCAAATCAAACTCAAAGAGATGAATTATATAAAGCAAGAATAAATCCTGTTGTATCATTTCCTGGGCAAGGTACTGTATTGTTTGGTGATAAAACTGCTCAAGCAAAACCATCTGCATTTGATCGTATCAATGTTCGTAGATTGTTTATCGTTCTTGAAAAAGCGATTGCTACTGCTGCTAAATTTCAACTATTTGAGTTCAATGACGAATTCACTAGGGCACAATTTAGAAACTTAGTAGAACCGTTTATCAGAGATGTACAAGGTAGAAGAGGTATTACTGATTTTGCTGTTGTATGTGATGACACTAATAACACAGGTGATGTGATTGATAGAAACGAATTTAGGGCTGATATCTTTATCAAACCTGCTCGTTCTATTAACTTCATTCAACTTAACTTTATTGCTACAAGAACGGGCGTTGCCTTTTCTGAAGTAGCAGGCGCATAAGAGAGGAGAATAGAAAATGGCTAATATAAATGACTTTAAATCTCGTCTTAGAGGCGGTGGTGCAAGAGCCAATCAGTTCAAGGTAACTATGCCTTTTCCTGGTTATGCTGCGGTTGGTGGAGAAACATCAGACCTAGCGTTTTTGTGCAATGCTACAAGTATTCCTGGTTCTAATGTTGGGGTAACTCCTGTAAACTTTAGAGGTAGAATACTTAATTTAACAGGCGATAGAACATTTAATCCATGGCAGATTACTGTATTGAATGATACTGATTTCAAACTATACAGAGCATTTGAAAGATGGATGAATGGAATGAATAATATGACTGATAATGAAGGATTAACAAATCCTGCTGATTATCAAGTTGATTGTTTCGTAGACCATTTAGATAGAAATGGTTCAACTTTAAAATCTTACACATTTAGAGGATTGTTCCCAACAGCACTTGCGGACATCGCTCTAGACTATGGTACTAATGATACCGTTGAAACTTTTACAGTTGACTTTTCTTATCAATACTTCGAAACTGATACTACTACATAATAACATAAAAGTTATAAGGAAAAATATAATATGGTACAATTACTTGGTTTCCAAATAACCAGATCGACCGATCAGGAGAAACCAGCAGAAGCGAAACAAGCGTTTACTGTTGCAACTCCTGATGACGGGACCACTACTATATCTGCTGGCGGTTACTTCGGCCAATACTTGGATATGGAAGTTAATGCAAAAAACGACTTCGATTTAATTAGACGATATAGAGAGATTGCCCAACATCCTGAATGTGATATGGCAGTTGAAGATATTATTAACGAGGTTATAGTTTCAGATGAGAGAGATAGTGCGGTATCAATATCGCTAGACAAACTTGATATATCTGATAATATTAAAACAAAAATTCGTGATGAGTTTTATGAGGTTCTAGGACTAATGAACTTTGATGAAAAAGGTCACGATATATTTAAACGATGGTATATTGATGGTCGTATTTACTTTCACAAAGTTATAGATCCAAAAAGTCCAAGAAAAGGACTTACCGAATTACGATACATTGATCCACGAAAAATTAAAAAAGTTCGTGAGGTGACTAAGGCAAGAGATTCTAAAGGCAAAGGAATTGAAGTTGTAGAGCAAACAGCAGAATGGTTTGTATATAATGAAAAAGGAATGTCTAGTGCAAACTCAAATGCTGGACTTAAAATATCTACCGATTCAATTTGCTATGTAACTTCTGGTGTAGTTGACGCTACTAAGAATATGGTTATGGGTCATTTGCATAAAGCAATTAAACCTGTTAATCAGTTACGAATGATTGAAGACGCTGTTGTTATTTACAGAATAGTAAGAGCGCCTGAAAGAAGAATATTTTATGTTGATGTTGGAAATCTTCCTAAAGTAAAAGCAGAATCATATCTTAGAGATGTGATGGCAAGATATAGAAATAAACTTGTATATGACGCTTCTACTGGTGAGATAAGAGATGACAGAAAGCATATGTCAATGCTCGAAGATTTTTGGTTACCAAGACGAGATGGTACTAAAGGTACCGAAGTTTCGACACTACCTGGTGGTCAAAATCTTGGCGAGATATCAGATGTCCAATATTTTCAGAAAAAATTATACAAGTCTTTGAATGTTCCTATATCAAGAATGGAATCAGAAAATGGTTTCAATGTTGGTAGAAGTGCAGAAATTACAAGAGATGAATTAAAGTTCACTAAATTTGTACAAAGACTTAGAAAAAGATTTACTCAAGTCTTTCACGATATACTTAAAACACAATTAGTTTTAAAAGGTATTATCACGATTGAAGATTGGAGTAAGATTAAAGAACATATACAATATGACTATTTAAAAGATGGATATTTTTCAGAATTAAAAAATGCTGAAATTTTGCGTGAAAGATTAAGTCTTGCGAATGAAGTTAGTCCATACATTGGTAAATTTTATTCAGTAGAATATGTGAGAAAGTATGTGTTAAGACAAAGTGATGAAGATATTATTGAAATAGATAATCAAATTGCTAAAGAAATTAAAACTGGAATTATTGCACCTCCTCAAGGTGAAACTCTTGACGATACTACTAATGATTCCGATATAAATATAGATAATATAGGAGATGAATAATTATGTCTGATAATGAAAATAACATTCCAAACGAGAATGTAAAAGCAATGGTTGACTCTCTTGCAAGTGGTGACAATGTTGCTGCTCAAGACGCATTTAAAACTGCTTTATCTGATAAGATAGGTGACGCTTTAGATAGTAAAAGAGTTAATGTTGCAAATGATTGGTTAAATGCTGCTAACGAAGCAGAAGCAATACAAAATGCTGCTGGTTTAGAGGATGCAGGAGTTGTAAACGAACCTGTTGTGAGTGCTGAACCTGTAGAAATAGACTCTGAGGAAGAAGATGAGCAACCTACAGTTTCAGAAGTTTAAAGGTAAACTATACGAAAGAAAATATATGGGTCCTGAGGGAACCAAGGAGTATAGAAAACTATCTCCGAGACTAAGACAGGCAATTAGAGATGTTTATGATATGATTGATAAGGTGCCTGATCCTATCTTAAATAAAATTGATGGTATTATTGATACCGTTGTAAAAAAACATAGTGTCAAAAAATCTGATATTGAAGATTATTTTGATAACGAATTAATTAAATAAGGAAATAAAAAATGGCAATTGCAACAAGAACACTCAAAGATACGGCATTACAAGCTAGTGGCGGTGCTCAAGGTGGTAAGGTTACTGTTTTAGTAAACATGGACGATAATACTACTGCTAATTCAAACATACTTGACGCAAGTGGTTTGGCAGGACACGCTAACGGTGCAAAATTGGATATCACTAGAATATGGTGGCAGTTAGTACAAGGTACTGCTGATGATAATACAGGCCATGTACAGATACAATTTAAAGGCGCTTCATCTGACACAACAGCAATTCAACTTGCTGGTACAGGTCACTATGACGGTACTGCTGGTAAGATTACAAATAATGCGACTAATACAACAGCGACATCAGGAGACCTAGAGTTAAGTGCTTTTGGAACTTCTGGTAGTGTTATTATCGAGTTAAGAAAAGACGAATCATTTACTGCATAATTATTATGACTATAACAAATACATCGGTTGTTGATACAACTAAGAAAGCTATTGTTAAGTCAATTGGTGTAAGTGATGAAGTTGATCAGATAATGGTTGACGCAGAAAAATTAACAAGTGGTAATAATCAGTCTAAAGTAAGTCTGATTGAATGCTTCTATCAAATAGAAGGCACAGGTACTTTGACAGTTAGTGCTGATAGTGAAACAAACAACTTATCTCTAACAGGTAGAGGTAAGTATGGATTAAGACCAGACGAACCAAAATTTGGTAACGATGGTCAAATAAAATTAACAACTGACTCGAATGTGTCAAGTTATTTGTTGATAACTGAATTTAGAAGGAATAATTAATGGCTGATACGGTAACAAGTCAAACGATAGTGGATGTCACAGGAACAAAAACTGTGATGAAGTTTACAAATTTAAGTGATGGTAGTGGTGAAACACTGGTGACAAAAATGGATGCAAGTGCATTGACATTTATGACCGAGGACGCTACAAAAAAGATTGCGAAAGTTTGGTGGAATGTTAATACATCTTCTGGTAATGCAGGAGTAGAAGTTTTGTGGGCAGGTAGTGGTACTACTAGTGCAAATGCAACCGCATTATTTTTAAGTGGACAAGGATATTGGGATTTACAAACATCAGGTAATTCTATTCCTAATAATGCTACATTAACTGCAAGTACATCGCCTGCGGGTGATATTTTGTTTAGTACGAAAAATTTTGCTGCAAATGATAGTTATACAATAATATTAGAAGTTAGATAATGAAAAAGAAAAAAGATCATTCAAAAGCTATACTTGAAAGAATTGTGGGAACAAAAAGAAAGACTGATCTTGCAGAAAAATTTAAAGAAGCATTTGCTGAAAAATACAATATTAAAAGAGAAGAAATTAAACAAGGCATAGTAGATAAAGTTTACAACAAAGAAAAGGTGGAGAGATGAAACTAATTACAGAAACAATCGAAAATATCGAAGTCTTGACCGAAGAAAAAGACAACGGTAAAAAAGATTATAAAATAAAAGGTGTGTTTATGCAGGCTGATATTAAGAACCGTAATGGTCGAGTTTATCCAGTTGAAACACTTGCAAAAGAAGTGGCAAGATACACAAAAGAATTTATCAATAAGAAACGAGCATTTGGTGAACTAGGACATCCAGACGGACCAACAGTAAACCTTGAGCGTGTTTCTCATATGATTACGAGTCTTAAACCAGAAGGTAAAAACTTCATAGGTGAGGCTAAAATAATGGATACACCATATGGTAAAATCGTTAAGAATTTAATTGACGAGGGTGCTCAATTAGGCGTATCTTCAAGAGGTATGGGTTCTATTCAAAGAACTAATAACAAAAATGTTGTTGGTAGGGACTTTTATCTTGCAACTGCTGCTGACATTGTTGCAGACCCTAGTGCACCAGACGCTTTCGTAGAAGGTATCATGGAAGGCAAAGAGTGGGTATGGGACAATGGAAGATTAATCAGTAAGTCAGTTGAAGAATACAAAGAAGAAATAGAAAGAACTAAACGCCACGAATTGGCAGTAGTAAAATCTAGAATATTCAAAGACTTTATATCAAAACTATAAAACCTACGCAGATTTATTAGAAAAAGCGTCGGCGAAAATGGTAGTTTGTATAAATAATAGTAAATGAAAATTAATTAATTTTTAATATCAAGGAGAGACCGAATGTCTGAAACCGAAGTTAAACAAGAAGTAGAATTAGAGGAAAATGTTGTCGCTAAAGACGCTGCTCCTGCTGAACCTACTCACCTTAAAAATGACGCTGAAGATTTGGGTGCACCAGTTGTTAAACCAACTGATACTAATCCAGACGCTGCGAAAAAGGTAAAAAAAGTTAAAGACCAGGTCAGTAAAGATGAGAACGATGGTTCATTACCGAACGATCAAAAACCATCATCTGTTAAAGAAGAAGAAGTTGAAGTAGAAGGCGATGAAGAAATCGTTGAAACTGCTGAAACTGAATCAGACGAAACAGAAATTGATCTGTCTGCTGATGTTAAAGCACTAGTTTCAGCTGACGCTGACTTATCTGAAGAATTTAAAGATAAGGCTGCGACAATTTTTGAAACTGCTGTTAAAACACGCATTAAGGAACAAACTAAGATTTTAGAATCCCAGTATGAAGAAAAACTTTCAGCTGAAACTGAAACAGTAAAAGAAGTTATGGTCGAAAAAGTTGACTCATATCTAAACTATGTTGTTGAAGAATGGATGAAAGAAAATGAATTAGCAGTAGAAAGAGGTATTCGTACTGAAATCGCTGAAGATTTTATTACTGGTCTTAAATCTTTATTCAAAGAACATTATATTGATGTTCCTGAAGAAAAATACAATGTACTTGATGACTTAACAAATCAAACCAAAGATTTAGAATCTAAGTTAAACGAACAGATTGAAAAAAATGTTGAATTAACAAAACAGAATTCTGAATTTAACAGAGCAAATGTAATCGCTGATATTTCATCTGATTTAGCTGAAACTGAAAAAGAGAAATTTGCTTCTATGGCAGAAAATGTTGAGTACGATAGTGCTGAAAAATTTAGAGAAAAATTAGAAACTGTTAAAGAATCTTATTTCCCTAAGACAAAATCAGAAATAACAGAAAATTCTGTTGATTCTGTGGCGGCGAATGTTCCTAGTGATTTCACTAGTGGTCAATCGGATGCTATGGCTGCATACACTGCCGCTATTAATAAAAGCGTTGCTTCAGATACGAAGTAACGGTGACTAAATTTTTAATAACTAAAATAAAATAGGAGAGATAATAAAATGTATCTTACTGAAAATTTACAAGAAAAGTGGCAGCCAGTCTTAGAACATCCAGATTTGCCAAAAATCGGCGATGCTTATAAGAGAGCTGTTACAACAGTTATTCTTGAAAACCAAGAAAAATCTGTTAGAGAAGATAGAGCATTTATGTCAGAAGCTGCTCCTGCTAACGCAATGGGCGCTTCATCTTCAACTGCAAGTGATGGTAATATTGATATATACGATCCAGTATTAATATCACTAGTTAGAAGAGCAATGCCTAATCTAATCGCTTACGATATCTGTGGCGTTCAACCGATGACTGGTCCAACTGGACTAATCTTCGCTATGAAGTCAAGATTCGGATCGCAAGCAGGTGCTGAAGCACTATTTAACGAAGCTGACACAGACTTCTCAAGTAGAGACGCTGCTGGTGGTTCTGGTTCTCCAGACGCACAGGCTGGTACTAACCCTGCTACACTAAACGACAGTCCAAGTGCTGGTGCTTATACTACTGGTTCTGGATTCACTACTGCTCAGGCAGAAACACTAGGTGATGGTACTGATGAGTTTGCTGAAATGGCTTTCTCAATCGACAAAGTAACTGTTACTGCTAAATCTAGAGCACTCAAAGCTGAGTACACTATGGAACTTGCTCAAGACTTAAAAGCAATCCATGGCTTAGACGCAGAAACAGAACTTGCTAACATCTTATCAAGTGAAATTCTTGCTGAAATCAATCGTGAAGTTGTAAGAACTATTTACGGACACGCTAACAAAGGTGCTGAAGTAAATACTACTACTGCTGGTATTTTTGACTTAGATACTGACTCTAACGGTCGTTGGTCAGTTGAAAAATTCAAAGGTCTTCTTTTCCAATTGGAAAGAGATGCTAATGCAATTGGTCAAAAAACAAGAAGAGGTAAAGGGAACATAATTATTTGTTCTGCTGATGTTGCTTCTGCTTTACAAATGGCTGGCGTACTAGATTATGCTCCGGCGTTGAACACAAACTTAAATGTTGACGATACTGGTAATACTTTTGCTGGTACTCTAAACGGAAGATTTAAAGTATATGTTGATCCATATGCAGCAAATATTTCTGCTAGTCAATACTATGTTGTTGGATACAAAGGAACAAGTCCTTACGATTCAGGTCTGTTTTATTGCCCATATGTTCCACTACAAATGGTGAGAGCAGTTGGACAAGACAGCTTCCAACCAAAAATCGGGTTTAAAACTCGTTACGGAATGGTTCAAAATCCATTCGCAACAACTAACGGTGCTGGTGCTCTAGATAACTCTGGTGCAGTAGCTGCTGGTGACCAAAACATTTATTACAGACGAGTAAAAATTACTAACATTATGTAATTTTACTTATTGTAAATTGTTTAAAGAGGGGGCTTCGGCCCCCTTTTTTTTACCTCTATAACTATTATAAATAGTAGTATGACTGAAACAAATATTCAAAATAGACAACCCGGAATAATGGACTATGCAAGTCCTATACAGTTTAGATTTAAATGTACTAAAATGCCTTTGGTAGAATACTTTTGTCAAACGGCAAATATACCTGGTATAAGTTTAGGGTCTGCAATTGTTCCGACTTCAATGTATGATTATCCTGTACCTGGAGATAATATATCATATCAAAGTTTTGATATATCATTTCTAGTAGATGAAAATTTAAACAACTATAAAGAACTACACGACTGGATAAGTGGTTTAGGTTTTCCTAAAAATCACGAACAGTTTGCAAATTTACAAGGATCTGGTTCTGATAGATTTCCCGGAACCACTTCAAGCACTGCTGCAACAGGAACATCTGTACCAAAACCTCTTGATGAGGGTGGTATATATGCGGATGCCACATTGTCAATATTAAATAGTAAAAATATTGTAAAGACTGAAATAAGATTTCAAAACTTATATCCAACTTCTATTGGAAGTTTATCTTATGATGTACAAGCATCCGATGTTGATTACTTGAGAGTTTCAGCAAGTTTTAATTATTTAAATTATGATATAGTACAAGTTTCTACTACTTAGGCCTTGACTTTTCACCGATAAGGTGATATAATATACACTATGACATTAGACGAATTACAAGCACAGGTTAGTAAGGATTTTAAATTAGATGATACTGAACTAGATTCAGAATCAATTAAGATACCTCTACTACATAACAAATATCTTCAACATTTTAACAAGTTTTCTTTACTCTTAAAAAAGGCAGAGTATGATCATAAAATACTTGTAAGAGAAAAATGGGAATATTATACTGGTAAAGCAGACGCTTCGGTATACAAAGAAAAACCATTTGATCTTAAAGTATTAAAAGCAGATGTTCATATCTACATTGACTCAGATGAAGAACTACAAAAGGCAGATCAAAAAGTTGCCTATCTTAATACTGTGGTTAAGTATTTAGAGCAAGTGTTGAGAAGTATTAATAACAGAACTTTCTTAATTAAGAATGCTATTGAATGGAAGAAGTTTACTAGCGGGGCAATATAATGGAACATCAAATAGGATTTCCTACAAACATATTCATAGGTGATAATTTTATCAATTCACTAGAAGGACCAGAATATACAGATGGTTTTATTCAAGGTATGAAAAAACATATCGAAAAACTATGGGCAAAAAGAGATAAAAATAAACCAAACTTTCAAACACATCCTTTTCTATACAACGAAAAGGAATTTCAACCTTTAGCAGATTTAATTCTAAAAAAGAATTTAGAGAATATGAAAACATTAAAATACAATGTTGAACTTGAAAATCTATTCATGTCAGGTATGTGGGCAAATATAATTGCACCTGGCGAAATGCATAGAGCACATACACATTCAAATAATTTATGGAGTGGAGTATATTACTTATATTCTGATCAAAACGCAGGTATTACTTTTCAAGACCCTAGACCTGCGGCCGATGTACTGGTACCAAGAAAATTAGAACACACCACTGAAAATTCTAATCTATTATTATATGCTTCTAAAACAAATAGAGCAATAATATTTCCGTCATGGTTAATGCATTGGGTGAATACAAACACATCAAAAAGTAATCGCATAAGTATATCTTGGAATATACATATCAAAGGACAAATGGGAGAACACCATGACTTACAATCCGCCATCTATTGAAGATTATAAACCAAAGGTTACTGACTTCATAGAATTTTATCCAGAAGTCGTTGATCCTAAATTATGTAATTCAATTATATCACATTATTATAAAAACGCAAAGTGGAATACATCAACATTTTCAAATCATAATAAAAATCTAGGCACATCTAAAGTTGATATGAAAGAATATTGGATTAGACAAAATGATAGTCATGGATATTATAATCATTTAAGAACTGCTTTCGTGAAAACAATTTCAGAATATACTCAAGAACACACTCGAATAAAACCTCAAAAATTTACTGACTTTAGAATCAATCGTTATGCTAAGGGCGGATTTATGAAAAGTCATATAGATAATATTCACCATAGTCACGGACAACAATATGGTTATCCACATCTTACATCTTTAATATTTTTAAATGATGACTATGATGGTGGTGAATTTGAATTATGCGATGGTTTGTTTACTGCACCTAAACAACAAGGATCTGCTGTTGTTTTTCCTTCTAACTTTATGTATCCACACGAAGTAAAGAAAGTAAAAAACGGAACAAGATACAGCATAATGACTTGGTTACTTTAATCTATGAACACGCTGATTGTAGAAAAAAAAGACGAGGTGTATCTAACGGTTGATTGTGAATCTGACATTCAACGAGAACTTTCAGAATTTTTTACTTTCTATGTACCAGGTTATAAGTTTATGCCTGCATTTCGTAATCGTATGTGGGATGGTAAAATAAGATTATTCTCTCAAAAAACAAAAGAAATATACTTTGGATTATATCCTTACATCAAAGCATTTACCGAAGAACGAGGATATCATATAGTTGCTGGTAAGGGTGTTGATATAGATAATAAAGTAGATAAAGATATTGTTACCAAGTTTTCTAATAGTCTAGGTCAATCATTCGAAGCAAGAGATTATCAAATAGACGCCATATATCATAGTCTAAAATTTAATCGTGCATTACTACTAAGTCCTACTGCTTCAGGTAAATCATTTATTATATATTCTCTCATAAGATATTATTCACATCTACTTAAAGATGAAGAAAATAATCGGTGTCTATTAATTGTACCGACAACATCTTTAGTTGAGCAAATGTATTCTGATTTTAAATCTTATGGTTGGAATGTAGAAAAAAATTGTCATAGACTGTATAGTGGATATTCAAATCAAACAACTAAAAAAGTTTTAATATCTACATGGCAGAGTTTATATAAGTTGCCGAAAAAATATTTTGATCAGTTTGGTGCTGTCTTTGGTGACGAAGCACATTTATTTAAATCAAAATCACTTACAGAAATAATGTCAAAACTAACTGGTTGTAAATATCGTATCGGTCTTACAGGTACACTCGATGGTGCCCATACACATAAACTAGTATTAGAAGGTTTGTTTGGTGCTGTCAATAAGGTTACATCAACTAAAAAACTTATGGATAAAAAACAACTATCTGATTTAGTGGTTCGTTGTCTAATATTAAAACACACCGAAGAAAACTCAAGAATGGTAGTCAATGGTAAGTATCAAGATGAGGTTGATTATTTAGTTAGTAGTACCTCAAGAAATAATTTTATTAGAAATCTAGCACTCAAGGCAAAAGGAAATACTTTAGTCTTATTTCAACTAGTAGAAAAACATGGCAAGAATCTATATGATATTATAAAAAGTAAAGCGGATGACGAAAGAAGAATTTTTTATATTCACGGTGGTGTAGAAACAGATGAAAGAGAACAGGCAAGAGCAATCGTAGAGAAAGAAAACAATGCTATTATTATCGCAAGTTATGGCACATTCTCTACTGGTATCAATATTAAAAATTTACATAACATAGTTTTTGCCAGTCCTTCTAAAAGTAGAATTAGAAACTTACAATCTATTGGCCGTGGTTTAAGATTAGGTGATAATAAAGTGAATGCTACTCTATATGATATAGCAGATGATTTAACTTATAAATCAAAAGAAAACTATACACTTAAACACTTTCAAGAAAGAATTAATATATACACCGAAGAAGAATTTGATTACGAAATACATAACATAGATTTAAAAGAATGATAAATAATAGTATGGAAGATATAAAAAACTACCAAATGATCAAGTTGACTGATGGTACTCTTTTAGTAGGAAAGATAATACAAACAGTACAGCTTGGTGATAACAAATATTTAAAAGTTAAGAATCCTTTAGAATTAAAATCTTTATCAAGAGTCACAGGTTTTGGTATTAAAGAAGATTCCACACTTACACCTTGGATACCTTTTACTACTACAAATTCATTTAGAATACCAACGGACAAGATTATGACGGTTGTTGAAGCAACCAAAGACTTATCACACTATTACGAAGTTATATTAAATAAGTTGACAAACGAAACGCCTAAACACGCCCCACTAACAACGGATGAAATTAATAAAATATTAAAGATTGCTGACGAGTTAGATAGACAAGAACGAGGTGAGGAATATAGTGAAGAAGATATTGACCATTTAGTTGATGGTACCAAGACTGTACACTAGGTATAGCTGGTTCTCTCAAAAGACTACATAGTCTATTATATACACTTTCCTAGAACTGTCAAGCAGCAGGCGAAAATAAATTTAAAAATGATATAGGGCCTTGACAATAGCACCTAAATAATGTATAATAAGAGATATTATGGAAACAAAAAGAACATTAAAAGCAAAACAAAAACCTCACTATGTAGATAACAAGAAGTTTCTTGAGGCGATGACCGAATACAAATTAAAGTGTGAAAAGGCAGCCGCTAGAAATAGAAAGAATCCTCCTGTAACTAATTATATAGGCGAGTGTTTTTTAAAGATTGCTAATCACCTTTCATATAGACCTAATTTTATAAACTATACTTACCGAGATGATATGATTTCGGATGGTATAGAGAACTGTTTACAGTATATGAGCAACTTTGATCCAACTAAATCAAAGAACCCATTTGCTTATTTTACACAAATTATATACTATGCTTTTATACGAAGAATACAAAAAGAAAAAAAACAACAAATAGTTAAATCTAGATTAATCGTAAATTCAGGAGTTGAAAGTATGATGGATCAATTGACAGGTGATGATACAAAGTACCATAGTCAGATGTTAGATTTCTTACAAAGAAATACAATAGAAGAAGAACCAAAAGCAAAGAAGAAAACAAAAAAGTAATTTTAGTAGGTAGGTATGAAAATTGCATTATTAAACGACACCCATTTTGGTGCAAGAAACGACAGCATTATATTTGACGATTTCTTTCACAAATTTTATGATGAGATATTTTTTCCTTATTTAAAGAAACACAATGTAAAGACCCTAATACATTTAGGTGATGTAGTTGATCGTAGAAAGTTTATCAATTATAGAATTGCTGACAACTTTAGAACGAAGTTTTTACAAAGACTTTGGAATGAAAAAATAGATACACACATTATTATCGGTAATCACGATATATATTTTCGAAACACAAATAAAGTAAATGCCTTACAGCAGTTATGTACTTCTGCTGACGGGATCAATGAGCCTTGGATATACGAAGAACCTAAAGTTGTAGATTTTGATGGTCTTAAAATATTGATGTTACCATGGATCAATCCAGAAAACGAGAAACAATCTTTTCATATGTTAGATACTGCTGAGGCAGATATCTGTTTAGCACATTTAGATTTAAATGGTTTTGTTATGCATGATACTATTACACAATATCATGGATACGATAAGAGTATTGTTAAAAGATTTGAGAAAACATATAGTGGTCATTTTCACAATAAAAGTGATGATGGTCAAATATACTATCTTGGTTGTCAATATGAAATGAATTGGTCAGATCATAATGTACAAAAAGGTTTTCATATACTAGATACCGAAACTAGAGAAATAGAATTTATACCTAATCCATTTACCATTTATAAAAAATTAATGTATGATGATTCGCAAACGGATTACGATAAGTTTGATATTTCGGAATATAATCAAAAATTCGTGAAATTAATAGTTGTTAATAAAAAAGATAACGAAATGTTTGACAGACTGCTAGAAAAGATGTATAATAGCATAAGTGTACACGAATTAAAAATATTGGAAGATTATTCTGATTTATCACACCATAATGTAAGTGATGATGTTGTTGAAGGATCTGAAGATACGATTACACTAGTTAATAATTATGTAGATCAATTAAGTGTTGATTTAGATAAAGATAAATTAAAAGTTATGATAAAAGAAATGTTTATTGAAGCACAAGATACCGATGCTGTTAGCGGAGAATGAAATATAAAGTAATATATGCAGACCCGCCCTGGTATTTTAAATCATATTCTAAAAAAGGTGAAGGCAGAAATGCTACTCAACACTATCCTTGTATGTCAATTGATGACATTTGCAATATGGATATTGACAGTATTGCTGATAGAGATTGTGTTCTTCTTATGTGGGTTACTGATCCGTGTTTACTGGATGCCTTTAAAGTTTTGGAATCTTGGAACTTCACTTATAAGACGGTAGGATTTACTTGGGTGAAAACAAAACAAAAGTCATTAGGATATTTTACAGGTATGGGTTACTGGACACGATCTAATCCTGAAATGTGTTTACTTGCAACAAGAGGTAAACCAAAAAGATTTGATAAATCAGTTAGACAATTGGTTGTATCAGAAAGACGAGAACATAGCAGAAAACCAGACGAGGTGTATGGTTATATAGAAAAGATGTTAGAAGGACCTTATATAGAATTGTTTGCAAGAACGACTCGTAAAGGTTGGGATAACTTTGGTAATGAGGTAAATAAATTTGATAATATTTAAAACAGTAAGATATAAAAACTTTTTAAGTACAGGACAACAATTCATAGAAATACAATTAAACAGAGCACCTGCTACTTTAGTTGTCGGCGAAAATGGTGCTGGTAAATCTACAATGTTAGACGCATTGTGTTTTGGTTTATTTCAAAGACCGTTTCGTAATATTAAAAAAGATCAGTTAATCAATTCTATCAATGAAAAAGATTGTATTGTTGAAGTTGAATTTACAGTCGGTAAAAAAGACTACAAAATAATCAGATGTATTAAACCTAACAAGTTTGAGATATGGTGTAACGGCGATATGCTAAATCAAGACGCTGCGGTTAGAGATTATCAGAAACATTTAGAACAGCAAATTCTTAAACTAAACTTTAGGTCATTTACTCAAGTTGTCATTCTAGGCAACGCTTCGTTTGTACCTTTTATGCAATTGAAGGCAAGATATAGACGCCAAGTTGTAGAAGAAATATTAGACATTGAAATCTTTTCTAAAATGAATTTAATGTTTAGAGAAAAACAAAAAGCACAAGATGAGATTATTAAACAAGCAGACTTTGATTATCAGTTGCTTGATAGTAAAATAGATACACAAAAGAAACACATTGACGAAATCAGTAAAAATAATTTAGAGTCTATTGATACTAAAAAACTAGATATAAAAAAGAGTGAAACCGATATTAAGAATTATCAAAAAGATATTGACGATACTACTGCTGAAAGGGCAAAACTACAAAAACAAATACTAGATGAAGTTGCTGTAAATTCAAGATATAAAAAACTTCATACTATGGAAGCAAAGTTAGAAAATACTTGTAGTAAACATAAAAAAGATTTAAAGTTCTTTGAAACTTATGATGATTGTCCTACTTGTCAACAAGCAATAGATAAAGCATTTAAATCTGAAATGATTGATAAAAAGAAAAGTAAAGTTGATGAGATTGAAAGTGGTATGCAACAATTAGAAAAAGAAATTGTAACCACAGAAACTAGATTAAAAAAGATTAACGATACAATGATATTAATAAGAGAGCAAGAATTATTAATCAATCGTTTTCAAACCTCTATTAATGAGATACAAAAATATATTGCTAAGATTAATAGAGAGATAGAAGAATTATCAGATGAAAAATTTTCATCAGGCATTGCAACAGGTGAGTTGACTCAGCTGCAAGAAAATCTAACACAAGCCGATTTAGATAAAAAGAAATTTAAAGAAGAAAAACTTTATATAGATACTGCTAGGGTTCTTATGCAAGATACTGGTATTAAGACTAAAATCATTAAACAATACCTACCCATAATGAATCAGTATATTAATAAGAACCTAGCGGACATGGACTTTTTTGTTAATTTCACTCTTGATGAGGAGTTTAATGAAACGATTAAGTCCAGACACCGTGATGTATTTAATTATCATTCTTTTAGTGAGGGTGAAAAATTAAGAATAGATTTAGCGATACTCTTTACTTGGCGAGAGATTGCTAAATTAAAGAATTCTACAAATACAAATTTATTAATACTAGATGAAATATTTGATAGTTCTTTAGATAGTGCAGGCACAGATGAATTTATGAAGATATTAAACAGTACAATGGATAAAGAAAATGTATTTGTTATATCACATAAAGGCGATACACTAATAGACAAATTTCCAAGAGTAATGAAATTTGAGAAATATAAAAACTTTACAAGGATGGCAGAATAATGGCAAAAGAATTAAATGCTGAAACCATAGAAGAAGCAGCAAAACATTTAGAAAACTTACAAAGTAAAAATACACCTATTATTGAAAAGAAGAATGGTAAAAGAATACTACCTCTGATACCACCTACTGATCCTAGAGTGTTAATGCAGATTGCACCTTTCTTTGATGATACATTAAAAGAGTTTAATTTTAAAGATAGACAAGACTTATGTAATGTTATGAAAGATACAATGTATAATTATGGTGGTATAGGACTATCTTGTAATCAAGTTGGTTTACCATATCGTATGTTTGTTATGGGTGGTCATCCAGAAATTGAAAAAGGTAAACTTAGATATTGTTTTAATCCAGAAGTTATAGATGTAAGTCCTGAAACAGTAATGATGAAAGAGGGGTGTTTAACATTCCCATTTTTATTCTTATCAATTAAAAGACCTAAATGGGTTCACGCTAAATATACAGATGAGAATGGTGAAGAAGTTGATGAATATTTACATGGTATGCCAGCAAGAATATGGCAACATGAAAACGAACATATGAACGGATATGTATTTACTGACTTGGTAAGTAAATTAAAACTAGACACAGCCAAGAAAGCACAAAAGAAAGCGGTGAAGAAGATAGCACGCCAACAAGCGATGATGCCTTCTAAACCCACAATTATAACATAGGAGGGTGAAATGTACACATTAGAAAGTGAAAGAAATAGAAACATCATATTGACTTCAGATGATAAAGAAGGCATTATAAAAGTTTGTAGAGATTTAAACGAACTTGATAAAACTGCTACAATGGTCAATAATTTTGTGGTCACTAAATCAGGTGATATTATTTATGGATACGATAATGAAACCATGGCAGAAGGGAATTGAATTAGACACTCTTTTAGAGTGGACAAATAAATTCGAAGAATATAACAAGTACTGTTTTAGTCCATTTGCGAAAGCAAAGAAGAATGGAATGGCAACTTCTTTAGACGAGAATAAACTTTTTCAAACAGGTAATGTTGTTTTCGAAATGAGAACAGCAAAGACCTCGTCTGAAATTAAGATGTTTGGTGCAGGACCAGTTATTGCAAAAATAGAAAAAGGTGAAAAAGTTATAACTAAATTATCACTACTTGAAAAAGGTACAAAAGATAATTTAATAAATGTATTAAAGACAATACAAGCACCTGTCTGGTGCCATATCTTTGAAGAAAACAATACACATAAAGAATCAGTATTAGAAGCAGGGTTTCGAAAAGTAGGAACTAAGTATAGTACATTTAGCGATATCGTTGGTGTATATTACAAAGGTGGTAGAAAGTTTATTCCTATTGTTGAAACAGAAAATATTAATATGTGTAAAACTTCACTATCGTTTGATCATAATATTATAGATGAATTAGTTGAAGAATTAATTAATATGAATTTAGAATATACTAATCACAATAGTAATTATAATAAAAAGAAATCTTGGCAGGCATTATCACTATTGGGTCATGAAACAGA